ATGGAGATGGGCGCTGCCCGGCTCGAGGAGGCGACCGATGAGTGACCCGACGAACGTCACCGCCCCCATGTCGCCGCCGGACCCACCGCCGGACCCACCGCCGGTGACCGCACGCGACCTGCTCGGCATCGACCCGACGGCCTACGACCCAGACGACCCAGAGAAGGCCCTGCCGCCGCTACCGCCCGGTTGGCGCCGCCTCAACATCCGAGACCTGCCGCTCAGCCCCGCCCCGTCAGGGCTCACCGCCGCGCAGGAGATCCGGCTGGCACTCGCGCTGAAGGCGATGGAACTGGCCGAGAAGGCAACCGCCGGGGACATCAAAGCGGACGACGAGGACATCGCCGACTTTGTTCACGTCGTGGCCGGATTGGTGGTACCGCTCGCCGCGATGGTCGAAGACGGCAGCGACGAGGTTCGGCACTCGGGTGGCACATACCTGGTGCCCGGCGTGAGCGACATGCCCGCCGCCTGCCCCGACCCGTCGCTGCACGAGGAGGATCTTCGTGGGTTGGCCAAGCAGTTCCTGAACCAGCGTGACGAGGCGCACGAGCAGCGCGACAAGGCGTACGAGCAGCGTGACGCGGTGGAGGAGGCCAACCGTGTGCTTGGTGTGAAGTTTGACGGAGCTAACGCCCGGGTGGCGGAGCTGGAGCGGCAGCGGGACGTGGCCGAGGAGCGACTGTCGCGGATCTCCGGCCTGCTCGCCGCCGTCGAGGACGACCCACCGCACGGTGAGATCCCCGCCCAGGCCATCGCGGACGTGTTCGCGTGGGTGCCCGAGGATGACCGCGCGATCTGCGCCGAGCCCGCCGAGTTGCGGGACCTGGAGCAGCGAACGTGGTTCGCCCGACAGCAGAGGCTGGTGGAGGAGCGATGAGCAAGAAGATCATGGTCGTGTGCGGGTGCGGCAACGAGTTCACCCTCGACAACGCACCACGACGCCGGCTCCGGGCAGAACGCGACGCCGCCCTGGCCAAAGCGCGCCAGTTGGATGGTCTGACCGGTGACCTCGAACGGCAGCGGCGCGAAGCCCAGGCGAAGGTCGCAGACCTGACCGCGCAGATCCAGCGGCAGGCCCAGCAGATCATCGACGAGCGGGCCGCCCGCACACCGACCCAGGAGTAACCATGACCGACCTGCCGAACTGGGTGTACGACGTGGTCATCGAACTGCAACGGTGGAACTACGAACACCCGAACCTGTACACGTCCGCCGGTGGGATCGAGGGGTACTTCCGCACCGAGAAGTGCGGGTGCGAGGCGCTCGAACTGGTACCCGAAAACGTGCGCCAATGGGCCATCGCGATTCGGGACTACCAGCGCCAACGCGAGGCCAACCCGGACCCGCCCCTACCGCGCACCGTGCACGTAGAGATGACACCCGACCTGGACGACCCGTCACCGGATGGCCGAGTGCGGGTGTCGTGGATTCCCGAGATCGCGGCGACCCTGACCTGCACCTGCGGCCATCCCGTTGACCAGCACATGCTCATGCCCGACACCCGTCCGTGCACCCTCTGCGGATGCGCCGGGCTCGTCAAGCAAGCCGAGCAGCCATGAGCGAGCACGCCTGCCTTTTGGACCCGCGTCACCACTACCAGCGGGCCCACGTCTGCGACGGCTGCCGCCACTGGCTCGACGAACTCCTCCAAGAGATCGCCAACCTGTACGGCCAGATCCCCGACGTCCTCACCCACGGCACCGGCAACGCCGGCCAACGCGTCACCGGCAGCTTCGAACCACCCCTACCGCTACGCGTCGACATCCTCGACCTCACCCTGCCCGCCAACCAAGGCGCACGACGGCTCTACGCCCGCGGGCTGCTCGGCCTCGACGACGACCAGACCGGCACCCTGTCCGCGTCCACCATCCTCGACACGTGGGCCCGCGACTGGTTGACATACGACATCCCCGGCCACCTGCCCCAACCCACCGTCCCCGCGTTGGTGGCGTGGCTGCGGGTGCGACTCGACCGTGCGTGTGATCTACACCCGGCCATCGACGAGTTCGCCGACGAGATGCGCGACCTCGCCATCGCCCTACGGCGTGCAACCGGCGGCGCCACCATCCGGCCCCAACGCTGCGATGGCGTCCCGTGCAGGCGGTGCGACCTGCTCACGTTGGTGCGGCTCGCCGACGGGTCGGGCGACATCGAATGCGCCAACCCCGAATGCCGGGCCATCATGCGGGCCAGTGAATACGTCGTTTGGTGCAAGCTTCTTAGCGCACCACTTAAGGAGGCAGCAGCGTGAGCGAGCGACGCAAGCAGACGCGCGAGGCGTTGCTAGTGCTGAGATGCCCGCAAGCCCACCGGATCGCTACCGTCTTCGAGACTCCGACGGGAAGGCAGGTGGTTGTCGGCAGTCGAGGCGTCTACGTGGCCGTTTCCATCGATGAACAGTCCGACCAGCGGGCGCGGTGCAGGTGCGGCGGACAACGGATCGTCATGGGCCACGTCCGGTCGCTCTTGGCGCAAGGCACAAGGAACGCCAGGGTCGACCAGCCTTGGCCCAGCCAACCCTGACCGTTCGGGTATTTGACCTTCCGCCAAAGATCGGCTTTACAGATAGAATCGATGGAGTTGCCCCGGCAGTCGCGTGAACGACTCCGGGGCGTGGCCGAACTGGATTGGAGTTCGACGTGCCCAAGACTAACCGCCGCGCCAAGATGCTCGGGGCCCACGTGACGTGGGATTCCGAATTCGACGTCACGTACGTGGAAGCAGAAACGCACCAACGATCGGCCCTTGGTCGAACCCAAGGTGCTGCGTTTCTGATGGTCGATTACATCCTGATGTTGGACAACCTGGGTATTGCCATTACCCCCGAATTGCATGACCGGATGATTGCGGCAACCGAGCAGAGGGCCCGCAGCGAAGCGATTGAGGCTGGCAAGGTTCCCGAAGAACCGATCCCGATCTACACATCACCCGATCGACATGAGCCAGTCGTCTACTACATGCGGCTGGGTGACCTAGTGAAGATCGGATGGTCGACGAACATCAACTGGCGCGCACGAAGCCTCACAGTCCAGGGCATCATGGCCATCGAGCCGGGGGGTCGGGAACTCGAACAACGCCGACACAACCAGTTCGCTGCGTTTCATCACCACGGCGAATGGTTCAGGCTCGAACCCGAACTCGGAGAGTGGATCATAGATCGCAGAGAGGCGTTCGAGGCGTTCTCAGGGCTGACGGTCGAGCGCTGGCTCGCGAACCCGCCGCGCGCGACATGATTTGGGCAGGCAGACATGCCCGTTCGGCTATTTGACCTTCACCCGTAGATCGGCTTTACTCGACCTGAGCGCTTTGCCATGCCCACAAACAGCCGAGGCTGGAGGTGGGCATGTTTGCTTTCGATCCATACGACATGGACGCCCTCCTCCCCGCCCACATGGCCGCCGAAATGTGCAACGTCTCCCGCCAGTTGTTCAGCTGGTGGGTACGCACCGGCAAGATCGAGCCCGTCGCCAGGCGTGGGCGCACCCCGCTCTACCGCCTCGGTGACGCCTTCGACGTCGAAGCGCAGACACGCCAGTCGGCCCAGTCACGGCGCAAGGTCGGAGCCACCGCGTGAGCCGCCACCTCGTGAATCATGAACACACCTGCCCTGGATGCGGCGAGATCCACATCATCGTCATCGACCTCGCACCCATCCTCAAAGACCTCGACACCATCAAGACCGAACTCAGAAAGCTGGGACGCCACATGGCCACCGTTGACGAGAACATCGCCACCATCACCGCACAGGTCGACAGCGTGTCCGCCGGTGTGGCCACCCTCGCCACCGCGTTCACGGACCTGGCCGCGGATGTGCGCGCCGTCCTCAACGCACCCGCAGGCGACGCCAGCCCGGAGCAGCAGGCCGCGTTCGACACCCTCGCCGCCACGCTGGACTCGACGACCGCAGCTGCTGCTGGCGCACTCGCGGACCTGGCTGCGCTCGACGCGGAGGTCGGCGACGCGGACGGCAGCGACACCCCCGTCTGATGCCACGCGCGCTGAAGGTGTGCTCGACCCCGGGCTGCCCTCAGCTGTGTGCCGCCGGCAGATGCGAAGCGCACACCAAGATTTCGGATCGACGTCGCGGATCGAGACACGAACGCGGATACGGAGTTGGACACACCAACCGATTCCGACCCGGCGTTCTCAACCGCGACCCGATCTGCGTATGCCAGGACCAGGCACATGGGCACGGGCCACGCTGCTACACACCCAGCACAGTGGCCGACCACTACCCACTCACCAAGCGAGAGCTGATCGAGGCACACATGGACAGCAACGACCCAACGCATGGGCGTGGGCTGTGCGCGTCATGCCATGATCGACACACTGCATCAACGAGCCCAGGTGGCTGGCACAGTGGTCACGCAGGGTGACGGTAGGGGTGGGGGATGACCCCCTCAACCGCCGGGCATAGGACCGCGGGTGAGGTGGATTCCCGTGCGTACGGCAAGACGGAACGTTCGATCTTGTAAAAGATGACTCAGGGTAACGGCGCGAGGCCGTGATCCGCGAGCAGTTGGGGGGCGCGATGCCCGGACTGCCGAAGCGAAACCCGGCACGTCGCAACAAGAGCACCACCCGCGCCACTCTGGCGCTGATTCACGATGTGATCGCCCCGGACCTGCCCGAGATGGACTGGCACTCCCAGACATTGGCCTGGTGGGCCGACATTTGGGCGTCACCCATGGCGCCGGAGTACGACGACTCGGATAAGCACGGTTTGTTCATGCTCGCCGTCCTCGTTGACGGGTTCTGGCGTAAGCCGCACTGGACCGCTGCGGCCGAGATCCGGCTACAGGGTCAGCGGTTCGGTCTGTCGCCGATCGACCGTCGTCGCCTGCAGTGGGAGATCGAGAAGGTCGACGAGGCGCAGGAGCGCGGCGATCGTCGCCGCGCCGCATCGGCTCCGGTGGAGCCTGCGGCTGAGGGCGAGGATCCGTTCGCGGCGCTGCGCGCCGTGTGAGCACCTTCGTTATCCCGTCGCTGGACGAGGCGCCATGGCCGACGCTGGGGCCGCAGGTTCGCCAACTGATCACCGAGTGCGCGGTTCACGGCCCCGGTGACCTGCGCGGCAGGCCGCCGGTCATTGACGTCGAGAAAGCGGCGTTGATCGACCGGATCTACCAGGTCTATCCGCACGGGCACCCGCGCGCTGGCCGGCGGCGGTTCAGGCGGGTGGCGATTAGTCTGCGTAAGGGCTCGGCGAAGACCGAACTAGCAGCGTGGGTGATGTTCGCCGAGTTGCACCCGGACGGCCCGGTGCGTTGCGATGGGTTCAAGCTCGAGGGCGACCTGTGGGTGCCGGTCGGTGCCCCGGTGCGCGACCCGTACATCCCGATGATCGCCTACACCGAAAAGCAGACCGAGGAACTGGCGTACGGTGCGCTGCTGTGCATGTGCCAGGAGGGCCCGGACGCGGACCTGTTCGACGCCGGCTACTCCCGAATTACCCGGGCGTACGGCGATGGCAAGGCTGAGGCGTTGGCTACGGCCCCGGACTCCGCTGACGGCGCGCGTACGACCTGCCAGCACTTCGACGAGACGCACCGGATGACCCTGCCGCGACAGAAGGAAGCCCGGCAGACGATGAAAATGAATATCCCCAAGCGCGTGATTGCCGACGCGTGGGAGTTGGAGACGACGACGACCTACGCCGAGGGCGAAGGGTCGGTCGCGCAGGACACCCACGACTACGCGGAGATGATCGCCGCGGGCAAGGCCAAGGACGCGACCCTGTTCTTCTTCCACCGCGAGGCTCCGGCCCGCGACGACGAGGACCTCGAGGACCCGATTCAGATCCGGGCGGCGATCCGGGTCGCGTCGGGGCCGGCGCTGGCGAAGTGGGCGGACTTCGAGGGCCAGGTCGACTCGATCGCGAACCTTTACATGCAGCCCGACACCGATCGGGCGTACTGGGAGCGGGTCTGGCTGAACCGGCGGGTGTCGGCGTCCCGGCAAGCGTTCGATCCGTTGCGGTGGAAGAACGTGTTGGCCCGCCCGGATGTTCGGATCGAGCGCGGCGAGCCGATCACGATCGGGTTCGATGGCGCCCGATGGCGGGATGCGGCCGGGTTCGTGGCCACCCACATCGAGACCGGTTTTCAGTGGCCGTTGGCGTACTGGGAGATGCCCGAGTCGATGCCGAGGCAGGTCGACGGGACTGAGCGGCTGTGGGAAGTCACCGACGAGCAGGTTGACGGGGCGCTGGCCGACGCCATGGACCAGTACCAGGTGATGTTGGTGTATGCCGACCCGCCGCGGTTCGAGGCGAACGTGGCCAAGTGGTCGGGCAAGTACGGGGAGAAGCGGGTCGCCGAGTGGTATACGGCTCGGCCGTATCAGATCGGGCAGACGATGCGTGCCTACCGCACCGCGCAGACCTCCGGCGCGCTCACCCATTCCGGCAGCGGGGCGTTCGCCCGACACATTGCCAACGCGCGCAAGGGTTACCTGAACCAGCTCGACGACGACGACACGCCGTTGTGGACGATCTACAAGCCACGCCAGGACTCGCCGCTTTACATAGACCTCGCGATGTGTGGGGCGCTGTCCTGGCAGGCCCGCCTTGATGCCATGGCCAAGGGCGGTTGGCAGCGCCGCAGTCGCAAGCTGGTTGTTATGCGGTAGGGGGTGCGATGGCCCTTCCGACCACTGACGCCGAGTGGGTCACGTTCCTGACCAACCGTCACGACACCGAACTGAAGCCGCTCAAGCAGCTCGACGCCTACTACGAGGGCACCCAGCCGCTGACCTACATGCATCCGGACCTGCTGCGCGAGGTGTCGGACCGGATCTGGCCGGTCATCATCTTCTGGCCGCAACTGGTGGTCGACGCGATCGAGGAACGCCTCGACGTGGAGGGGTTCCGGCTGCCCGACGAGGACGCCGGCGACGACGACCTGTGGCGGGTGTGGCAGGACAACGACCTCGACGAGGAGTCCCAACTCGGTCGGGTTGACGCGCTGGTGATGAAGCGCTCCTACCTGGCGGTGGGCACCAACGAGGACGATGCCGACACCCCGCTGGTGACGGTGGAGTCCCCGCGCGAGGTGTACGCATACGTGGACCCGCGCACCCGCAAGGTTCTCGCGGCGTTGCGGCGCTGGCAGGACGACTCGTCAATGCTGACGGCCAGTGGGCTGCCGGACGTGCTCGGCTCATCGCAGAAGACTCTGTACCTGCCGAATTCGACGATCCGCTACGACGGCTCGAAGGTCGCTGACCGTGACGATCACAACCTGGGTGCGGTGCCGATGGTGCCGTTGGTGAACCGGGCGCGGACGGCGGACCGGTATGGGCGTTCGGAGCTATCGGCGATCGTGCCGCTGGCAGACGCGGCCTGCAAGATCGCCACGGACATGATGGTGGCGGCCGAGTTCCACGCGCTGCCGCTGCGGGCCCTGTTCGGGGTCGGCCCGGCCGACATCGTCGACCAGGACGGCAACGCCATGTCGGCGTTGCAGGCCATCATGGGTCGGCTGCTGGCGATCGGCGGCGTTGACGGCGGTGCGGTCAAGCCGTACGAGTTCAGCGCCTCGAGCCTGTCCAACTTCCACGACACGCTCAACCAGCTTGCGAACCTGGTCGCCGCGCTGGCCGGACTGGATCCGGCCCAACTGGGCGTGCATACGGACATGCCGGCGTCTGCGGATGCGATTCGGGCGCGTGAGGCGCGGTTGGTGAAGCGGGCCGAACGTAAGCAGGTCGCGTTCGGCGGTGCGTACGAGGAGACGATGCGGCTTGTGCGCCGGTTCCAGACGGGCGACTGGGATCCGCGCCTGAAGCGGCTGGAGACGATCTGGCGGGATGCGTCGACGCCGACGGTGGCGCAGGCCGCCGACGCCGCGGTGAAGTTGTATTCGACGGTGCCGCGGCCGATCGTGCCGTTGCGGATGACCCGCCAGAAGCTCGGCTTCACCGAGGTGGAGATCGAGCGGATGGAGGACGAGGACGACAAGGCGGCTGCGGCCGATCCGCTGGCCACTCTGGCGCGGATGCAGGCCGGCGGTGCACCGGAGCCGGTAGCGGCCGGAGCTTGACGTGTCGGCCGAGCAGGTCGCACGGGAGCACTACGAGCAGCGGGCGACACTGTCGAAGGTGGCGCAGCAGGCGGCGGCGAGGCAGTGGGCGGCGGTCAACGCAAACGACGTGGCCCGCACGTGGCTGCAGCAGGTGCCGGTACTGACCGCGGTGGTGACGCAGGCGCAGATGCAGGCGGCGCTGATGGCCGACCCGTATGTGGCGTCGGCGCTGGCCGCGCAGGGCATGAGCCCGGCGGCTGTCGCTGCGGTTCAGGCCGCAAGTTTCGCCGGTGTCGCGTCGGACGGCCGCCAGTTGGCCTCGCTGCTGGTGCAGCCGGCGCTGACGATGCTCGGGGCGCTGGGTTCGGGTCGTACGCAGCCTGAGGCGTCCGCGTCCGGCCTCGCGGCCCTGCAGATGATCGTCAGCACGCAGGTTGCCGACGCGGGCCGCACCGCCGACCAGGCGGCCCTGGTCGCGCAGCCGATGGCCGAGGGCTACGTGCGGGTACTGACGCTGCCGTCGTGCTCGCGGTGCGTAATTCTGGCCGGCAAGTTCTACCCCTGGGGTGAACCGTTCCTGCGGCATCCGCGCTGTGACTGCAGTTCTCTGCCGGGCAACCCTGACGCGGTCGGGGATGTACGCACCGACCCGATGGCCTACTTCGAGTCGCTGGACGAGGCCGAGCAGGACCGTATCTTCACCAAGTCGGGCGCCGAGGCGATCCGCGACGGCGCCGACATTTCCCAGGTCGTCAACGCGAGGCAGGCCCTCTACTCGGCAGGTGGCCGCAAGTACACCAACGTCGGCATGGGTCGCAGGGCGCTGTATGGCGGCTACGAGATCGACCCTGAGACGGGTCGGCTGACCAAGCGCCCTCGTGGACGCAAGCCTCCGCCGAGGCTCTCGACAGACCAGATTTACCGCGAG